GTACAGATTAAGCGTTAGACAGCAACACAGCCTTAATGCCTGAACCGCCGGTTACTGTAACAACGCCCTGCAAAAACGCACTGATTGAATCCAGCGGGATTGCAGCGCGAGCACCAGCGCCGATTGATGGCGTAGTGTAGCCAGCAGATACATCAACCAAGCCAACGCCAGGCACAGGAACAGTTGTTCCGGCAGCGCCGTCAAGTTTCGGAGTTAACGCGCCCGCAGTGACGTTATCCAGCACAAGAACTTGACCCGCACCCGGCTTGTAAGCCAGCGTGTCAGATGAACTCAGTGTGGTAACGGTCAATGCCCGCGATCCAGTGCCGGTCATTAGTGTTTCAGTAATAACAGCCATATTACACCTCCACGATCACAGAGTTAATCTCAATCTGCACAGTGGAGCTAACCATGCTGTTTGCAGAGCCTGGAGCTTTTGTGTAAGAGAAAATCTTGCCGGTGAAATAGTCGATGCTGCCATCTTGGTATGTAACACGGAAGCTATGCTCCACGTTTTTGTTGATGCCGGTAACGCCTAAAGCCAGTACGTTTTGACCAGCATCATCAGCGCTATAACCAACAGAAACAGACATTGAGCCATTGTTGATAAAGCCCTTGTACTTCTGGGTAATGCCGGTTGCCAATGGTTGATGAGTAACAACCTCAGCAGACGCGCCATATTCAGGCAGGTCGGTCACTTCGCCAACATTGACGAAGGTTAAAGCGCCAAAACCAGCAGCGTCAACTGTGGCAGGCTGTGCGGCAACTACTGCGAGTAGTGTGCCTGTGCTTGTAATTACGGCCATTGTAAAACCCTCAAATTAGTGATTGATCAATCATCCGCTTACAGTATAACTGCGTAACGCGTAACCGTCTACAATAGCACTGTGAAGCGGATTGACAGCGAATAAACAAAGTGCTCGCCGTCGATTCTGCCGCTAGATAGCTGCGTGCCTTCTAGGTTTATTTTCAGGCTACCAACGGTGATTGCGGGAGCTTGCCGCCGAAATCCAGCTTTAACTTTTTCGACAATATCAAGCGCTGCCGGCCTGCCTTGGTTTTTCGGTGCGCACACGTCAACCTGATAAATACCGTCTTGCCTTTGCGGGCCATCAGCAGCTAAGCCAAGCTCGAAAGTGTCGCCAAACAAAACGAATTCGCGCAGATAGCTTAATGTCGGCTGCATCGCTGCACTGACGTTTTCGGTAATGATAGTTGGCAGGTTGGCGACATTACCAAGGCGAATGCGCAGCTGCTCAGCGATTATCTTTTCGTTCATTTCGCCTTCCTGATTTCATCTTCGACGATTGATTGCCAGCTTGCCACCGATACGCGCACCATGCCGCCAGGCGCTTGCTGCGACCATCCATATTCCAAGCGCTCTGCATATGGTAGTGAGTTGGTGAAATAGAAAAATTGGCCGGTGTCGAGCACGGCAAGGCTGGATTTTAACTTGCCAATAGCGGCAGAGCCTGACTTGTCGAATGTTTCTGCGCTACCTGTATCTGGCAAGCCGTAGGCAGACAACAAATTTGCACGAAAGCGCCCAGTATCAACAGGGGACCGCAAAACAATCGCCCCGCCAATCCGCATCAGTGAGTTTTGCGCAACTTTAACCATCTTGGCTTTGTTGCGCTGCGCGATTCGTTGCAGGTCGGTTGTTAGGCTCATTGGCGTTTCTGCTTATTTGCTCTAGCCAGCATCATGCCAATAGCGCCAACATATCTTGCGGCTCTCTTTTGTTGTTTAGTTAAGGCTGGCGTGGTGTAATAACCGTTAGTTGGCATAACCTATTTCCTCATCTGCAAAGACCAAAGCACGATAGTATTGCTGTCAGGCTGTAATTTATTCGCCTGAACAACGCGCCATAACTCGCCGCCTAACGTGGTCGTCATTCCGATTAGTGGAGCTTGCCGAGTTGACAACAGTAATTTGCAATCGCCCATTTGAATCACTGAGCCGTCAATTTCCACTGCTTTGTAATTAAGTTTAACGCCGGTGCCAGTGATTGATGAACCTGCAGATGGCGTAATCGGCGCGCCGGTGACTGGATCAAACGCTGGCCCCGATTGCGTAGACAGCGTAGCAGCTGCGCCAAACTCTGCGATTAGCGAATCAGCATCAGCGCGGGCAGAGATATAATCAAAGCTCATACGCGCACCAAGCCAGCGCCGCCAACAACAAATGGTCGTAGCAGCATATCTAACTCAGGTGTTTTCCGCTTGAAAGTTGATTGACTGCCATCGACATATTCAACTTCTTTCTCCAATACGTCTACTTTAGTCATGATGCGCTTAACTGCGCCAGCTGATACGGATGCAAGGTCCAAAGTTAACAAGCCAGCCTGCTGCATCTCAACGGCCTTTAGCGCGGCTTTCTTGATGGCGGCAATAGTCACTTGGTCGGTTGGCAGTTTCATTTCCTGAGTGTCAGAAACTGGCTGACCTTTGAAGTTGTAATAGGTATCAATGAAGTCAGCAGACTTGATTAAGTCAGCATCCAAGTTTGTCAGGTCAGCATTGATGCCGCGAGCGTTGGCGTATGCTTCGTAATCGGCAGATGTAACGTATGAATCAGTTCCCAGAGTCGGCATTTTTAGCCTCCAGTTCAGCTTTAAGCTCTCTTGCTTCTTTTCGCTTATTCATGCGCCAGTCTGAAAAGTTTTTGATGAAGTACATGAGCGCGGCGATTAGCGAGGCAAAACTGGCGTAGTCTTGCAATGTCCAAGTTGATGGGTCAAACACTCGCAGAAATGAGTCATTAACTGTGCCAAGCCATATCCAGAATGCGATTCCAAGGTTACAAACAATTGCGGTTGCCTTGCCAAGCAAGCCTGTTGCATCATTCTCCGCAATCATCCTTCCGAACTGATGCAATATGTCGTTGCTCATCTTTTGGATTACCTATAAAAACGCGATACCCGCAGTATACGATAACCAAGAGGGAAAATAAAATCCTGAGCGCGTCTACGCAGCTGTCTGGCAAAAAGTCCAACATCCTGATTGCCTCCGCTGCTCAGAAATTGCCAAATGATCCAACAATCAATTCCATGGATAAGC